AGGCGCGACCAGGCCGAGATCATGTTCATGCAGGCAGCAGAGATCGTGCGTGCTAGCCCTGGGATGATCAAGCGTTTTCGGGTCTACGAGGGGTATCGCAAGATCACTTCGCTGCGTAACGGTGGTCGAGGGATTCGCGTCTACGCAGCGGATGCGAGCACGGGTGACGGCGTCATCCCAACCCTCGCCCTCCTCGACGAGGGCCACCGCCACCCTGACCTCTCACTCTACCGTCTATGGAAGGGCAAGCTCAATAAGCGCAACGGCCAGATCGTGATGATTTCAACCGCTGGAGAGCCCGGCTCTGAGTTTGAGGAGACGCGCGACACGATTCGCGCGAAAGTGCGGCGCAAGCTCACCGATAGAGCGCACATTGTCTCCGAAGGTCGAAACATTGTCATGCACGAGTGGGTCGTCTCCGATCCACGCGCCATCAACCGGATGGCTGCGGTCAAAGAGGCCAATCCGTTGTCGATTATCACCGAGGAAACCCTCAAGGATGACTTTGAATCACCTACTACCGACCTCGGTGACTGGAAGCGACTGACCTGCAACATTCCCTCGCGCACCATCCAGGCCGCTATCACCGACGCTGAGTGGGAGCAGGCCAAGGCCACCACGCAGATCCCCCAGGACGAGCACATCGATGTGGGTGTGGACGTGGCTTGGAAGCACGACACCTTCGCCATCCAGCCGCTGTGGCGCGGGCCCGACTTCCGTCTGCTGGGCGCACCGGCCATCCTGACCCCGCCTCGCGATGGATCGACCATGCATCCCGACGAGGTCAAGGAAGCCTTCGAGATGCTGATATCGACCAATCCCATTGATGCGGCGGTGATGGACATGGAGCGTGCCGAGGACATTGCTGCCTGGCTCGAGGATGAGCACGACATCATGGTCATCGATCGCCCCCAGGGCAACGCCAATGCGGTTGAGGACTACGACGCCTTCCTCAACGCACTACGCAACGGCACGCTCAAGCACACGGGCGACCGAGGCCTGCGCAATCATGTGATGAACGCGATTGCCCGCAGAATGCCCGGCGATAAGAAGCGCTTTGACCGTCCCTCGCAGTCTCGCGCTCGCAAGCGCCAGAATGTGCGTGTGATCGATGCGCTGACCGCTGCCGCCATGGTCAACCACTATGCCGACTCCGGCTCGGTCTCTGAGCCGATGGTGGCCTGGCGCTGATGCCCGTCAAGTCCTACTACAAGGGCCACGGCCGTAAGGTCATGCGATCGATGAAGAAGAAGTACGGCAGCAAGCAGGGTGCGTCGATCTTCTATGCAACTGTCAACTCAATGAGAAAAGGCTCGGCTGCTCAGCGAGCTGCACAGCCGAAAAGGGCTCCCGGGTCTGGACGAAGGACGAGGAAGAAATAAAATGGGAGCCTGCGTGGCAGGGCTCGGCTTGGATTCACTTGGCTTGGCCCGGTTTGGTCCGGTGCGGCGCGGTTTGGCAAGGCTCCCGGGGAGTCGGATCCGTCCGACTCCCCCGACTTGTTTAAGGAGCCCCCATGGCTGCTAGACGAAGCAGTGGCAAAAAGAGCGGCATCAAAATCAAACCCGGAAACAGGGGAAAGTTGCGGGCGACAGCGGGCCTGGGCAAGAAGAAAGGCCGAAAGTTGACCGTTGCCGAATTGAACAAGATGAAGAAATCGCCGAACGCGAAGACGCGCAAGCGAGCGACGTTTGCGCTCAATGCGCGAAAGTGGCGACGCAAGTGAGACGTCTGGTCGTCACTGGCATGGTCGCAGTGGGCCTGGCGATGCTCACGGCAGGTGTGGCCTTCATTTTCTGGCCCGCCGCACTCATGGTGGGAGGTGGCGCGATTGCTCTCTGTGGTGTGCTGATTAACATCCCCGACGAAGGCGAGTCCGAGGAGCAGGCGCAACTCGTCGATGAGTCAGAGGAACCCATAGCCACGATAGCCAGAGTTCGCGGATAGGAGCAGCCAGTGCCCAATCTAGTCCAACGAGCTCGCCGGTCTGTGAGCCGCGCGTCACCCTGGCCCACGCTCACGATTGATCAGCTGCCCGCATGGATGGGCCAGTTCGGCTACCAGGGCCTTGGTTACGGGCCCAATCTCATCCAGAGCTACCAGCAGAAGCGCGAGACGATCCAGTCGGACTTCGTGGGCTACATCAACGGGGCCTACAAGACCAACGGACCGGTCTTCGCCTGCGTGTTGATGCGCATGATGCTGTTCAGTGAGATGACCTTCCAGTTCCGGGGGTCCAACAACGGCCGACCGGGCAAGCTCTATGGCACCAAGGAGTTGCGGGTGCTCGAGGAGCCCTGGGCCAATGCCACCACTGGCGATCTGCTCGTTCGCATGGAGGTGGACCTCAGCCTGTCAGGCAACTTCTATGGCGTGACGGTGCCGGACAAGTCCATGCGCAGTGGGCAGCGTGTCTGCCGGATGCGCCCGGACTGGGTGACGATCATTCTGGGGTCCTACGAGGATCACACGGTTGATGCTTTCGACCCTACGGCGGTCAATCTCGGCTATCTCTATACCCCCGGTGGCCCTGGGTCGGGGTACCCGGCGAAGCTCTATTCGCCCGATCGGGTCTGCCACTACGCGCCAGTGCCTGATCCGACTGCCCACTTCCGGGGCATGTCCTGGCTGCAGCCCGTGATCTCTGAGATCCTGGGCGATCGCTCCATGAGCACTCACAAGCAGATGTTCTACGAGCATGGCGCAACGCCCAACCTCGTTATCTCGATGGACACCAACTTCAAGGATCGCAAGACCTTCGGAGAATGGGTCGACACGTTTCGCTCAGAGCACGAAGGTTCTTTCAATGCCTACCGAACCCTCTATCTGGGACATGGGGCCACAGCCACGAAGATCGGCACCAACATGGGGGAGCTCGACTACCGGCTGGTGCAGACCGGCGGCGAGGCCAGGATCGCCTCGGCAGCAGGGCTGCCACCGATCATCGTGGGCTTTCAGGCGGGACTTGACGCTGCCACGTACTCCAACTACGGCCAGGCCAGACGGGCCTGTGCCGACCAGCTACTGCGCCCGCTGTGGCGCAATGCAGCAGGATCGCTGAAGCCCTTGGTCAACGTGCCGGGTGGGTCAGAGCTCTGGTATGACGATCGGGACATTCCCTTTCTTCAGGCTGACATTGCCGACCAGGCCGATGTTCAGCTCACCAAAGCTACGGCCATTCGCTTATTGGTTGATTCGGGCTATGAGCCCGACAGCGTGGTTGAGGCAGTCGAATCTGACGACTTTGCCCTGCTCAAGCATTCGGGCCTGTACTCGGTACAGCTGCAGGCTCCCAGCACGACACTGCTGCCCGCCGTGGGCTCTGGCTGGGAGCCGAGCGGAGGCACTCCACCGCCGCCAGCGGGCGGGGCGACACCGCCGCCCAGCAGCAATCAGCCGGCTAAGCCACCTGCCCAAACGAACAAGCCACCGGCAGGCGGCGGCTTGCCGCGACCCGGACGAAGCGACACAATGATCGAGAACATAGGTAATGTTCCACAACTCGCGCAGGCGCTTATTGCGGCACGGCGGGGTTCTAGCAATAAGCGAGGCACGAATGGGCATCTCTGAGAAGGAGCAAGGCGCGAGCAATGGGACTGTCTACCGAGACCGAGCGCTGGCCAGCCTCGATCACGAATGGGAGCTCCGTGACGAGAAGGCCGACGACGGCTACCTCGGCACACTGTCGGGGCACTTTGCGGTGTTCGATCGCTGGACCGAGATCGACTCGCCGCTGGAGGGACACTTCCTGGAGCGGGTAGCTCCAGGTGCGTTCTCCAAGACCTTTGCCGAGAACCGTAAGAACATGCGGGTACTGCTCAATCACGGCAAGGACCCGAGCGTGGGGCTGAAGCCCCTGGGGCCGATCCGCACGCTGGAGGAGGATTCAACCGGGGCCTACTACGAGGTGGCCCTGCTCGACACCTCCTATAACCGCGATCTGGTCCCCGGACTCAAGGACGGCCAGTTCGGAGCGAGTTTTCGCTTTTCGATCCGCGAAGAGAACCTCACCCAGTTTCCCGAACGCTCCAAGACCAATCCGCTGGGGCTGCCCGAATCCACGATTCGGGAGGCCAAGGTCAAGGAGTTCGGGCCCTGCACCTTCGGCCAGTACGAGGGCGCTACCGCCGGGCTGCGCTCACTCAACGACGACCTGGTGGGCCTGGAACTCAACCTGATGGCGCGCTCCGACCCCGAAGCAGTGGCTGAGTTTGCGCGCACCATC